CACAGCGGGGAGGGCCGGGATCTCGAACTCCCGACCCCCAAGTTCCACCGTGACAGCCCAGCATCGCATTGACGCGATTGGGTCAACTTTCACTGGACCGGGCCTTTTTCTCTGCTGCGCGCCGGTCTCTTCGGACTTTCTCAGCGACCTGAGCCCGGATGTTCGCTAGGTGCCGAGACTGGGCCCGCTCCTGGGTCCGTCGGCCCCGGCTGGTCGCCATCAGCCCTCAGCCGCAATGCGAGTTATCTCCAGGCACCGAGAGATGGTGTCCGCCGGGGTAGCTCCGTCCCACTTGGGCGCGTGCTTCAGCTCAGGCACGGCGGCGAAGTCGTTCCAGTGCTCCAGATCGTAGTGATAGGTGATCATGCCGGTGGGCAGGTTGATCCCGACGATGAAGTATCCGCCCTCAAATATCGGGTCATCGTCCGGGTGATGCGCCTTGCTGCGCCAGGAGTCGCCCCCGATGGCTGCGACAGTAGCCAATACGGCGGTCAGCGCGCGCCGGTGGTCGTCGTACTCCCCGAACGTGTGGTAGCCGTCGCTGACCTGACTGGATTCACCGGGGTCCAGCTCGCTCATCATGTCGTTGATCGTCCTCAGGAGAACGCTCATGCCTGGGGTCGATCCTGGATAGGGCGACCGAAGTTCGGGCCAATTCGGTTATCGATGATCGGCGGGTCGATTACCTCTTGAGGCCGGGAGACGGAACCGGGCCGACCCATCGTGTGCCGGATCCCCGCGCGGACCGCCGAGTCCTTCGCCTCGATCAGTTTGTTCAGCGTCGTGGTCAGCTCAGGCGAATCGGTCGGGACGTAGGTGATGATCTCCACGGCAGACTGGTAGAACGGCCGGGAGAAAGTCTGAAGTCCCTCCGGCAGATGCGAGAAGGTCAGCCACTGCAGCGCGGACTGGATACCAGAGTGCCGCTTCGCGGTGATCTTCTCCGCGTGCTCGCGTGAACCCAGGGCGGGCTTGGGGTCGGACTGAGTCATCGGACCGGCGCCTTTCTGGCGGCTTTCTTCGCGGGGGTCTTCTTAGCGGCGGCGCGGCGTTCCTCGCGATTGCCGTTGGTCGCCGCATAGTCCTGGAACGCCTGGGCCACGGAGGTAACGAACGGGGCCAGACTCTGGAACGTCAGTTTCTTGTCCAGGAACTGATCGTCCATCCACTCGATGTCGGCCTGATTGACCATCATCGTGTCGACGATTTTGCGGAGACGTTCGAGGGACTTCATCACCTCGGACCCGGTCCAGCTCGCGTTATCCGACACGGTGCCCAGGCGGGCAACGGTGCGTTGCCAGACCAAGAGCTGTTCCGGATCGGGCATGTGTACGTAGATCTCTCGGTCGCCCAGCATCACCGGAAGTTCCGGAGGTCCTTCTCCCGGGGCCGGAGTGTCCTGTTCGGTCGTCATGATGTCACCATACCCCAGCGTTGCCGGACATCTCAGCCGACGGTGACGGTATAGCCCTCCCCGCGCGCGACCTCAGCCAGCGCGGTAGCGAGGAACGGGCGGCCAGCACGGGCAGGCTGATGGACCTCCCGGGCGAATACGACCTGACCGTCTACGACGAACCTCAATCGACCGTTGCCCTTGGCCCGAATGGTCAGCGCCCGACGCCCGTTGTGCACGGCAGCGGCGTAGTTCGCGGTGTACTCGACCCGGCCCCGGACGGTCAGACCCTGGTCCCAGACGTTCATCACACCAGTAGCCCGCAGGTTCCCGGTGTCGACCGGGCACAGTACAGCCGACCGGTTCAGGGTCCGGCGCGTCGTGCGGGTGACAGTCCGGCGCGCGAGGGTCATCCCCTCCGCGTTCAAAGCTCCGACATTCACCCGGAGCGTGTGAGCCACCATGTCAACCTCCGTCCGTCAGGTCCATTGTGATCTTGAACGCCATCGCTGTAAGGTCAGGGGACATTGGCGTGGGCCCCGGACGAGGTGTGATCTCCCCGGGGCTCACTGCTGTCAGGATGAGGTCAGACCCGCGTCCGAGCAATCGCACGCCGGACCCATGATGGTGACCGGAAGGATTCCACCGACACACCCGCCCTGAACCGCGACCGGTTGCCACGTTCCGGGGATGATCTTCTGTTTGCGTCGGACCGGATCCATGTCGATCCAACAACAGATGGCGCGCCGCATCGCAGCACTCGCGTCCATCACAGCTTGGGTGACGTCGTCCCACTGGTCGTTCGAAGGGATGGAGTTCTCGTCCGGTGTCGGAGCGCACCGGACGATGCCCATCTCCAGCGTGACAGCCCAGGCTCGGGTGCCCTGCTTCTGGGCCACCGTGTCCTGGTTCGGGAACGCTGCGGAACTGGGGAAGAACGAGGCCGGTCGGACCCAGGCCAAGCCAGCACAGCACTCGTCGTCGGTTGTTGACAACAGGAAGTCAACCACCGTGCCGGGTCGCAGACCGATGTATGCGGGTGCGTTGTCGCCCAGCTTGGCCAGCTCCGCCTCGTAACAGGCCAACAGCTCACGGGCCAACGGCATCACCAGCGGGTCGCCCACGATCGGGACCGGCGCGCTGACGATCGCCAGGGTGGCTGAGAAGGCGGACAGCGTGGTCGGGTCGGTGACCTTGACCAGGATCGGGTACGCGCCAGCGAGCGCGTACGTGTGCGACACGGTGGCCGCCGTGCCGGTGCTGACCGCTCCGTCGCCCCAGGTGACGGTGTAGGTCAGCGTGCCACCGTCTTCGTCGGTCGCCTCGATCATCACCGTGGCGTCCAGGTCGTCCGTGCCGACCTCCACAGAGTGGATGACCGGAGCGTGGGTCTCGCCGGTACCCAGTTCATAACCGACGTCAGCCCCGTACCGGTTCGCGCCGAACGTCTGGTTCGGGAATCCGGTCGTGGACGTGGTGAACAGGCCGTTGCCGTTGGTGGCGTTGCCGGTGGCGAGCGTGGTCACAGCCCCGTCGGAGCTGGGCCGGTCCACCGTCAGGTTGCCCGGCGTCGCGCCGTACTTCCCGCCCGGGGTGAACGAGACGATCCAGCGCTGACCAGCTGTCCGAACCACGGGGGTGACCAGGTCATGTCCGGACCAGCCCGCCGGGAGCACGGCCGGAAGGTCCAAGTCCGCCAGTTGGGTCTGAGTCGCTGGGTTCCACAGATAGCCCTTACGACCCGCGATGCTGTCCGATCCGTGACTCCACACCCAGATCTGGGTGATGGTGATATCGACTTCCGCCCGATGCTCCAGGCCGACCTGACCGGCGCCAGGATCGTTGAAGTTGCCGGACGGATCAGCGTCGGTCCACGCTCTGGCCATATCAGCTTCCCGCCGGAACGGCCGTACGCCGGTCGCACGTCTCGGGGAGGTCAGGCGACATCACGCGTGGCGGAGACTTCCTGCCGCTCGGGTTGAGCATCGCCACCACGTCGTCCACCAGCTTGATCCCGCTCGTGCCCACGGCCGGATCGGGGGTAGCCACCTCGACTTCCACACCCTGGCGGGACAACCGGGTCATCTTCGCCGGGAGTGAGCATGCTCCGCCGGTCAGGTACTTGCCGTACTCGCACGCGAGCGCACCAGCGGCGATCGCCAGCACCTGGGGAATCTGCTCCCCGATCTCGTACGCGATGACGAACGAACCCTCTTCACCCGGTTCGGCGGCCACGCTCTGACAGGTTGGCCAGCACCCGCCATCGATGCGGACCAACAGGTACGTTCCGTTGGCCACGTCGACGCGGTACGCGCTGGCGGGGATGACGTCCTCCCCGACCAGTACCTCGTCAACCGCGTACACCGGCCCGCGCAGCACGATCGCGCACGCGTCGCTACCACAGCACGCGGTCGCGCAACCGGCGTTGTACCAGCGTCCACCGAACAGGTACGGGCCACCACTCGCCGGGGAGGCGTATCCGGGCGTGACCGGAAAATCCTGGTACACCATCGGCGCCCCGCGCTTCTGGCTGGGCCGAACCTCGACCGGGCACGGTCCGAACCGACGCCCGGTAGCCGCCCATAGCCAGAACGTGGCCAGATCCAGGGCGGCTGTCTGGACCGCTGGTGAGTAAGTGGTCCAGGCCGGGCACACCCCGAGGGTGCCCGGATCCACGTCCCAGGTCGTACAGGGTGCGGCCACGGGCTCCTCCTGCTCGAACGTTGTCAGGTAGCCCCAGCGTACGGGACTGTCCAGAAACGTCACAGGCTCGCCGGATCCATCCGGCGAGCCTGTCTTGACGGTTAAGCGTCAGACTGTCTTGGTGTCCTCTCCGCCCTTGCCTTTACAGGCGGGGCAGGTGATCGTCCTCCACTTACCGGGAGGACCCTCTTTCTCGATGGTCTGGTTCCCGTGGCAGTTCTGACACGTCCTCCACACCATTACCGCGCCCCCTTCAGATGGTTCTGGTATCCGCCCCGCCCCGCCCTTGCCCTTACAGGCTGAACACTTCGTGGCGCGGCCTTTTCGAATCACGACCTTCTCGCCTTTGCAGGTCGAGCATGTACGCCACACCATCACATCAGCCCTTGGCGTTTGGCTTCTCGCTCCAGGATCCGCTCGTACTCAGCGGGATGAACGCGCTGTTTCAGCGGGATGTTCTCGTGGTTGCGGTTCCCGGTTCCCCCGCCCTTGGCGGCGGCTGCAATCGCCCCGATACCGGTCTCACCGCTGGTCCTTCGCTTGATCTCTTTCGCAGCTTTGCGCAGCTCAGCCGCACTCTTCTGAGGAACCTTGCCGCTAGCAATGATCTTGTTGAGGTCCTTGTCTTTCATCGCCAACAACTCGTCGATCGATGGTGTCTCGGACTTCCGGCTGAACAGGCCCATCTTCACCTTCCCCCGCCGGGTCCGTCCCGGCCGCATCGCCTTACTTTACAGTGATGCCGGGAAGGTGTCCACTCTGGACATGGAAAAGCCCCGGTCAATGACCGGGGCTCTCACTTTGAAGCTACGATGACAAAGACTGGCAACCACACGCCGCCTCAGGCGGAGGAAGCTGGGTCCAGATCGGAAGGTGGTGCGTGTCGTCCGGGATCGCGGTGTAGAGCGGCGACGGGTCACCGTTCAGGTCCACCACGACGTCGTACGGGCCGACGGCCCACGGGGTTCCCTTACGGGTCCGGCCCATCACCTTGAAGGTGATCAGGTCGTTGGTCACCACGATGTCGTCGGTCAGCGCGCCCTCAGTCACCCAGGGGAGCAGGTTATACCCGTAGAACGGGTCCGAGCCCGGCGCGCACGCCTCCTCAGCGTTGCCCATCCACAGCTCTAGAGCGAAGTTCGCCGTAGCGAACTCCGACTCGGTGACCGGGAAGCCGATCACTCGGTCCTGGTCGTCGTAGTACGGCGAGAGGCCGGTCAGAATGGTGAACAGTTCAGGGTCCACCTCCTGGAACTCGATCTCAACGTCGTACCAGTTGAGGATCGGGGCGCCCCGCTGGTTCACGATCGCGCGTCCGTTGGCGGTCCGCTGCAGGAACCGTTCGCCCTCTTCGGTGTTCGGCGTGATCGTGGCGGACACGTACCCGTCGGAAACCGCGAACGCGCAGTCCCCGAACTCTGGGTTACCACAGACGTCCAGCCGGGTCACACGCAGCGTGGACCCCTGGAGCGGCTTGGCACAAACGAGGTTGGTCATGGTGAAGTCACCTCCAGGGGATCGAACTCCGCGCGACCGGCGAAGCAATCGAAGGACACGGCGTACGCCCGCTCCGCCACCAGCAACCGTTCGTTGGTGGTGGTCTCGAACGCGTCGTACACCTGGATCTGCGGAGCGCGCCACACCGTGGTCTGGCCCGTGATGATCACGGACCCGGCCGGGTAGGCACCGAACGACCAGATGGAGCCCATCGGGGTGACCAGCCGGTTGCCCTCTTTGAGGACCAGTCCGGATTCATGACCGAACGCGGCCACCTCCACCGGAGCGTGGATGTAGGCGCGGTACCCGTACCCCTGGGTGGTGTACGCGTAGCGCTCCAGCGCGCCGACCACGTCCGTGATCAGCGCCGGGTCGTACCCGATGGGGATGTTCTGGGCCTCCTCGCTCAGCGAGAGGATGTCCAGACTGTTGCCCTCCAGGTCCAGCCCGGTCCACAACGCCTCTTCGACCGCGCCCTGTTCGGACGTCTCCAAGCGGCGCTGAACCTTGGTCCGGAACTCCTCCAGGGTGTAACCCACGGCCGAGCACGCCAGCGTGCTCAGCACGCTGAACACACCGGTGACGACCTCTTCAGAGTCCGGGTCATGCGGCTTGTCGGGCGCCGGGGTTTCCACGTCGTAACACTGCACGCCGTAGGCGTACGCGGCGCCGCACGTGAGCGGCACGTACCGAACGCCACCGCCCTCCCCATGGGCGGGCAGATCAAGCGGTCCGCTCGCTGCCGTGAACAGGCCGTAACGGGTGCCGATCGGTTCCGGGGCCGGAACCTCAAGGCCGGGAATCAATGCCATCTGTGCTCACCTCCTTCTCGTGATCAGTCGTGGTGCTCCCCTGAGCGACAGACCATGCAAGGTCAGATCTCAGGGGAGCGAGATCACGATCAGGCGCAGCACAGACCGTTGGGGTCGAACCCGACGGTGTAGAGACGCGAGTCGGTGCACATCTGGAGAACGGCGAAGCCGTCCTCAGCGAAGAGCGCGGTGAACTGGTTCTGCGTCAGCATCGCGTTGTCGTACACGGTGTCGAGGTTGATGACGTCCCGCTCGGCCTTGACCCAGGTGCCCGCCGGGTAGGCCAGGAACGAGATGTCCGTGGGGAACGCGCCCAGCGGGGTGGTACGGCCGGGGCCGTTGGCCAGGCCGGAGAAGGCGTCCTGCCAGTCGTACACGAAGTGCGGGACGACGTGACGGGTGGTGAACGCGGCCAGGATCTCCGAGTCGGTGACGTTCCACTCCGAGACGCCCCGACGACGAGCGAGCGCGGCGCGCATGACCGGGATAGCCCAGTAGGGGAGAACGATCTCGATCGTGTCGCCCCGGCCCATCCGGTTGCGGTACCGGATGTCCTCCGCCGCCAGCTCAACGGCGCTCAACAGCTGCGAGACCGCGTCGTCTCCACCGGTGTTGTCCGCGATGGCGGAAACGATGGTGGAGCCCGCGGCCATGCGCGCGATGACCGAGGTGTTGACCTTGTGGTCCAGGCCGATGAGCGCGCCCTGGGTGAACCGGGCGACCGCCTCGGGGTAGCCGCGTTGCTGCAGGAACGAGCCTGTGATGCACACGTACGCGACGTCGAGACGAACCTCTTCGAAGTCCGGGCACGGGATCTCGACACAGACCTTGTCGGTGCCGTTCTCGATCTCGTACTCGGTGAGGATCACGTCCCCGTCGTCACCGATCGAGTTGTAAATGGTGGCGAAGTTCGGGCCACCATCGCTGGGGATGTTGAAGCCACCCCGGACCGCCTGAACGGTCGGGAGGTCCAGGATTCCGTCCCGGCTCTCCAGCGCGCACAGATCGTAGATCGTCTCGGACGGGGCACACCAGCCAACGGCGGCGGTCAGCGACCGGCGGGCCACCTGGTCGGTCATGCTCGCGATGAGCGAGCCACCGGGGAGGCGACGCTGGCTGATGGCGTGGTCCAGGACGGTCAGCGCACCGTTGTTACCGGTGATCCGCAGTGCGTCCGGGAACTGCCGCTGGACCGCCACGTTGCCGTGTCGGACCATCGACCGACCACCGATGGCGAAGTGCTGGCCACCGGCCACGATCGGGCTGGGCCGGGTCGCGCTACGACGGGAGCCGGTGGACGGGTACTGGGACAGCCGACGCTCGATGATGCCCGCAGCGTCCGCGAACGTGGCGATCTGGCCGCCTACGTTCGGCGCGTCGCTGGACGCCACCAGGACGGCGAACTGCTCAACCGGGGCGACCGGCGGAGTGTCCAGCGTGGTACCCGAGTGCGTAGCCACGGGGTTGTCCAGGATCGGACGCGGGGTGGGCTCAGGGGTGGGCTCGGGGTCCGGGGTCGGCTGGGTCGCGTCGGCCACGGCCGGAGTCTCCGCCAGGGTGGCGAGCGCGTTGCGCGCGT